GAGTTCGACGAGGACGCTGGCCGCTGGGTGCCCGTCATCCGCACCGAATACGTCGACATCCCGCGCAAGAACGGCAAGACCACGCTCGCCGGCGGCCAGGCCATCTACCTGACCTGCGCGGACGGCGAGGGCGGCGCGCAGGTCTACGCCGCGGCCTCAGCGAAGAACCAGGCGAAGTACTGCTTCGACCCGGTCAAGCAGCTGGCGGAGAAGTCGAAAAAGCTCGCGCCGTTCGTCAAGCCCTTGACCGAGAAGATCGTGCACCCGAAATCGGGCTCGTACTTCCAGGTCGTCAGCGCCCTGGCCGACCTGATCCACGGCGCGAACGTGCACGGCGCGGTCATCGACGAGTTGCACGTACACAAGACGCGGGACCTGGTCGACGGCCTGGAGACCGGTACCGGCGCGCGCCGCCAACCGCTAGTGATCATCATCACGACGGCCGATGACGGCAAAGTCGGCACGATCTACGAGGAGAAGCGCCAGTACGCCGAGAAGCTGGCGCGCGGAGCGCTGTTCGACCCGACGTTCTACGGCGTGATCTGGGGCCTGGAGAACGACGCCGACCCGTTCAGCGAGCAGTCCTGGCGGGACGCCAACCCCGGCTACGGCATCTCGCCGACCCGCAAGTTCCTCGCGTCCGAGGCCAACAAGGCCCGCGAGTCGCCGGCGAACCTGGCCCGCTTCCAGCGCCTGCACCTGGGCATCCGCACCAAGCAGGTCACGAAGTACATCACCCTGGCCGAGTGGGACGCCAACGCCGGCATGGTCGACCCGCACGCCCTCGAGGGACGCGAGTGCTTCTGTGGCCTGGACCTCGGCTCAGTGTCCGACTTCACGGCCTACTGCATGCTCTTCCCGGACCTCGACAACACGTTCGACGCGATCTGGCGCATCTTCGCACCCGAAGACAACCTCGATGAGCTGAACCGGCGCACCGCCGGCAACGCCGAGGTCTGGGTGCGCGAGAAGTGGCTCACGCTGACCCCGGGCAACGTCACCGACTACGACTGGATCGAGGACTCGCTCAAGCGCGACGCTGAGATCTACCTGTTCAAAGACGTCGCCTACGACCGGTGGAACTCCTCGCAGCTGGTGAACAACCTGGTCGCCGCCAGCATGCCGATGTCCCCGATCGGCCAGGGATTCGCGTCCCTCTCGGCGCCCACGAAGGAAATCAAGAGGCTGCTTAAGTCCGGTTCCCCAGAGCGGCCGGTACTTCGGCACGGCGGCAACCCGGTCATGCGGTGGATGGTCGACAACCTCGCCGTGCAGATGGACGCCGCCGGCAACGTCAAGCCGGACAAGGCGAAATCACACGAGAAGATCGACGGCGTCAGCGCCCTGACGAACGCCGTTGAGCGCAGCCTGCGCACCGAGCAGCCCGGCCAGTCGAAGTACGAGACGGAAGACCTGATGATCCTGTGAAGGGAGTCCGCGATGCCCCGGCTCCCGTGGATCAGCCGTCGACGCTTCGAGGCGCAGCTGGCCGAGCGTGACGCAGGCCTCGGCCAGATGGTCCAGGACGCCTCGGACCTCAAGCGCAAGCTGATCGAGGCGCGCGCCGCGGCCGAGGCCGACCGGCTGCTGAAGACCGCACTGCGGGAGCGGTTCGTCGTCACGCTTCGCGACGAGCAGGACAGCGCCTTCGAGGGCCTGCTCGTCGACGTCGACGCGCGCACGCTCGTGCTGGTCGACGCGGTGCAGATCAGCCGCGGCGGCGCGAAGGTCGGCGTCGACGGCGCGCTCTACCTCGAGCGCTCCCGCGTGGAGTACCTGCAGCGCCCCGGAGGCCTGCCGTGGACCGGAGAGGCAGGAGCCTGATGTTCCTGTCCAACGGCACACCGGTCACCGGCCCGATCGGCACCCTCGCGGACGCAACGCCCCTGTTCAGCACCGCGAACTACTACGGCCGCACCGGGCTGCAGCTGACCGCCGAGTTCGCCGCCTACGCGGCGCTGTACCGCACGCAGGTCTGGGTCGGCACGGTGGTGCGCAAGCTAGCGCGCAGCACCGCGCGCCTGCCCTTCGAGCTGGGCACGACAGTGGCCGGAGGCTGGGAGGCCGACACGCAGTCGCCGGCCGCGCAGCTGCTGGCCAAGCCGAACCCGCGCATGGACCCGTTCCGGTTCTGGCTGTGGATCGCCGCGATCAAGAAGATCTACGGCGAGGCGTACATCCTCAAGCTGCGCGACATGGACGGCGTCGTGCGCGAGCTGCACCCGATGCACCCGGTCAACACGATCGTGCACCGCGAGGACGACGGTTCCCTGACCTACCTGTACACCGCGGGCATCCGGCAGGTCGGCATCCTGCCGCCGATCCCCGAAGCCGACGTCATCCCGTTCGTCGACTTCAACCCCGAGAACGCGGTACGCGGCCTGTCAGTGCTCGAATCGCTGCGCCAGACGCTGCTGAACGAGGACGCCGCCCGTCGCGCCTCCGCCTCGTTCTGGACCCGCGGCGCCCGCCCGGCCGGCGCGCTCAAGCACCCCGGAACGCTGTCGAGGGGCGCGGCCGACCGGCTCAAAGCCCGCATGGACTCGATGCACGCCGGCGCCGACCACATGGGCGGCACCCTCGTGCTCGAGGAAGGCATGGACTTCGTCCCGATCCAGCTGGACTTCGAGGACCTGCAGTACATCGAGTCCCGCAAGCTCAACCGGGAAGAGGTCTGCTCGGCGTACGACGTGCCGCCGCCGGTGGTGCACATCCTGGACCAGGCCACCTACAGCAACATCACCGAGCAGATGCGCTCGCAGTACCGCGACACCATGGCCCCGGACCTGATCGAGTACGAGTCCGTCATGCAGCACCACCTGCTGCCGGACTTCCCCGACAGCCCGGACGAGTGCCGCTTCGACATGGACTCGGTGATGCGCGGCGACTTCGAGAGCCGCGCTACCGCCGTCACCGGCCTGGTCACCTCCGGCGTGATGAAGCCGAAGGAAGGCCGCAAGCTGTTCGCCCTCGGCGACGCCGGACCGGCCGCGGACCGGCTCTACGCCAACCAGGCCATGCAGCCGCTGGGAACGCCCGTCCAGGGCGCGCTGCCAGCCGGTGGCGGGATGCCTCCGCTGCCCGGAAGCACCCTCCCGGCGCTTCCGGGCAGCGCCCCGCACGACGAGTACACCCAGCCCGCACAGCAGACGCAGAACGGCCGCCAGCAGGCCGCTGACGGGCTGCGCGCGGTCGCCTCACTGCCCGTCGTCCGGTCGATCCTGGGACGCGTCTCACGGTGCAAGAGCCTCGGCGAGCTGCGCGACCGGCTGGCGACCGAGCACGCCGCTGTGCTCGCGCCGTACTTCGAGCGGCAGAAAGCCACCGTGCTCGCGTCGCTCGGCACCAAGGCCCTCGGCACGATCCCGCAGGACCCCGTCTCCGGCGGGGGAGTGGGACCATTCGACGCGAGGGCGTGGAACGACCAGCTCGCAGCGCTGCTGCAGGCCCTCGCGGTGGCCACGGCCAAGGCCTCCGGCGGGAAGGTCGCCGCGCAGTTCAACGGCGGCTTCAACATCTCGGAAATGGCCGAGTGGATCCGCGACAACGCCGCCGAGGCCGCGCGCCGGATCAACGCCACGACGCTGAGCCAGCTGATCACGCAGCTCGACACCGACGCCGACCCGGCGCAGGCTGTCGCGCACGTCTACGACCAGCTGACCACCGCGGAGGCCGCGGCCGCGGGCCAGCAGCCCGCGCCCGGCGTCTCCGCGCCCGGTGTAGTGCTCGCCGGAGCCGTGGTCGGCGGCCGGCTGCTCGGCATCGCCCGCTCCCGCGTGCAGACCGTCGCGCAGAACGCCGGCCAGACCGCAGCGGTACAGGCCGGCGCGACCCACAAGACCTGGATCACCGGTCCCAATCCGCGTCCAGAGCACGGCGCCGTCGACGGCGAGACCGTCCCTGTCGGCGACCGCTTCAGCAACGGCCTGGCCTATCCGGGCGACCCGAGCGAGGGCCCCGAGGAGTCCGCGCGCTGCAACTGCGACCTGCGCTACAGCCGGGAGGCATCGTGAACCTGGGCTACAAGTCCGCGACGGCGACCATCGCGCCCGTCACGGACGACGGGAGCGGCACCGGCACCTTCCACGTCATCCTGTCCACCCCGGACAAGGACCGCGAAGGCGAGGAACTGGCCACCGGCGAGTGGGAGACCCCGCTGCCGGCGCGCATCCCGTTCGACGTCGACCACGAGATGACCGTTCCCTCCACGGTCGGCTCCGGCGTGCCGACGATCGAAGCCGACGGCAACCTGCACGTGCGCGGCGCCTACTCCGCGCTGCCGCGCGCCCAGGAGGTCCGCCAGCTGGTCAAGGAAGGGCACATCGGCGCCACCAGCGTCACATTCCTGACCAAGCGCGCCCCGGACGGCTCGATCAAACGCGAGCTGATCAACGGCACGTTCACGCCGATCCCCACCAACCCGAAGGCCGTCGTGCTCGAGGGCAAGGGAAGCGGCGCGAAGGCCGCGGGGGACGCGCGCCGGATCCAGGCCATCCACGACCACGCCGCCACCATGGGCGCCTCGTGCACGCCCGGCAAAGCGCTGCGCGGCAAAGCCAAGCCGCCGGTGTCCGACAAGCCATGGTCCGACTTCACCGCGGCGGACTACACCCCGGCGCAGTGGCACCGCGCCTGCATCATCCACGACCACCCGGCCGGCCAGGTCCCCGACGACAAAGAGCACTGCAAGCTGCCGATCCGCGAACCGGACGGCACGCTCAACAGCAACGGCGTACACGCCGCGGCCTCCGTGCTCGCCGGCGGCCGCGGCGGCGTGCAGGCCACAGCGCAGCAGAAGGCCACGGCCGCCCGCGCACTGCTCTCGGCCTATCACACGATCGGCGACACCCCGCCGGACTCGCTCACGGCGCTCGCCGGCAAGTCCCTGCGCGCGAAGGCCTCCGGCGCCGACGGACACGACGGCCTGGACGCCGCATCCCTGGCGCAGGCCACCGATTCAGCCCTGGACCACGCGTGCGACCTGCTCGCCGACGTGGACCTCACCGACCTCCCACCGCTCGTGCAGGAAGCGATCGCCCTGGTGCAAGCCGCCGGAGCGAGCGTCGACGAGCTGCTCGACGCGATGGGACTGCCCGACCCCGACGACATGGACTACGACGAGTCCGCCGCCGCCGACAATGACGCCCCCGACGACATGTCCGGCGCGTCCAAGTCCGCCGCCGCCGACGAGGAGCTGGCCACGCGCAAACAGCGTCTCAAGACGCTCGCGCTCGGGGCTCTACGAGAGACCTACCAGCAGCAAGGAGCCCAGTAATGCCCTCTCTCAAGGAGGCCCAGGAGAAGGTCAAGAGCCTGTCTCTGCAGGCCCTCGCAGTGGTGGAGGACGGCACCCTCACGCTCGGCGAGCAGGCCACGAAGGTCAAGGCCCTCGAGGCCGACATCGCGGCCGCGCAGGCGGATGTGAAGAACGCCGACTACCTCGAGAAGAAGCGCGCCGAGTTCCTCGGCGTGCAGAAGCAGGCCGAGGAGCAGAACAAGGCCACCGGCGACCAGGACGGCCGCCCGCAGCCCGGCCCGTTCTACCGCCCGAAGTCCATCGGCGAACAGTTCGTCCAGTCCAAGCAGTACAAGGACCTCCTGTCGCGCTGGGAGCACAAGGGCGGCCAGTGGTCCTCCGGCGCCATCGAGATCCAGACCAAGGCACCCTCGGATGCCAACACCATCTGGGAAGGCATGCCGTCGACCACCCCGGCCGGTACGGCCGGCGCGCTGGTCGCCACCCCGACGGTGCTGCCCGGCATCGTCGACGTGCGCTTCCCGCAGCTGGTCGTCGAAGACCTGATCCCGGCGGGCGAGACCACCACGCCGCTGATCCGGTACCTGAGGGAAGACCCGACCACCATCGTGATCGGCGCCGCGGAAACCGCGGAAGCCAGCCAGTACCCCGAGGCCACGCTCACCTTCACGAAGGTCGACTCGGCGCTGACGAAGATCCCGGTGTTCATGCCGGTGACCGACGAAGCCCTCGAGGACGTCGCGCAGATCCAGTCCTACCTCAACAGCCGGCTGCAGCTGTTCATCCGCCAGCGCATGCAGTACCAGCTGCTGCTCGGCAACGGCACCACGCCGAACCTCAACGGCCTGGTCACCCAGGCCACCGCCACCACCGTCCCGCTCGCCGGCGGCAACGGGTTCCCGGCCTCCGACAACCAGATGGACGCGATCTACCGTCAGATCACGAACATCCGGATCACCGCGTTCCTCGAGCCCGACGGCATCGTGATGGACCCGGCGTCCTGGCAGGACATCACCCTGGCCAAGACCGCGCTGGGCCAGTACTACGCCAACGGCCCGTTCATGGACCAGCAGCGCCCCGCGCTGTGGGGCAAGAACGTCGTCAACACCCCCGCGATGAACGGGCAGCAGGCCTCCGGTCTGCCGAACACCACCGCGGCCGGTCAGGCCCTGGTCGGCTGCTTCCAGGAGGCCTCCCAGCTGTTCTCCAAGGGCGGCCTGACGGTGGAGGCGACCAACAGCCACCAGGACTACTTCACCAAGGGCACCACGGTCATCCGCGCCGAGCGGCGCTGCGTCCTGATCGTCTACCGCCCGTCCGCGTTCGGTCTGGTCACCGGCCTGTGACCGACGCGTTCCAGTTCAACCCCTACGCGCAGAACGACGGCAGGATCGACCTCGGCGTCGACCTGCGCGAGGGCACCATCCCCGCCGGCGCGCGCCCCGTCGTCCAGCCCGATCCGCAGCCGGAACCCGAGGACGACGTCCCCGGGCCGACCGAGCCCGAGCCGACCGGCGAGCAGCCGGATCCCGGTGCCGCAGCCGGCGGCGACCCGGCCGAGCAGCCGCAGCCGGAAACGAAGGTCCTCACCCGCGGCGGCAAGCAGACCCAGCCGCGCACCGGACCGAAACCGCGCGCCAAGTAGCGGACCGCCGGCGCCAGACCCTTCCCCGGCCTGGCGCCGGCACCGAGCGAGAGGAGAGGCCGTGTCCTACGCCCTGGCCACCGACCTCGCCTCCTACATGGGCATGACCGCGAGCATCGACACCGCGAAAGCGACCCTCGTGCTGCAGATGGTCGCCGACGCCATGGACGCCGAGATGGGCCTGGACCCTGAGGAGTGGGGCTACGGCACCGTCACCGTCGGCGCCGACACCTACACAGGCGCCGTGCTGTCCCAGACCGTCACCGGCCTCGTCCTCGACGGGCCGCAACAGGGCTCGAACATCCTGATCCTGCCCGGGCACCCTGTCACCGCCGTCAGCGACATACAGGTGCAGGACACGCTGGGCACCTGGACCGAGCTGGTCTACCAGACCGACTACCTGTGGTCGCGCTCCGGAGTGCTCACCCGCCTGCGGTCCAGCCTCGGCTCGGCGCCGATGCCCGGTTACTTCCCCGGCAACCCGCCCGGGCAGATCGGCGTCCTGCCGCTCGCCCCGATCTGGCCCGCCATCCCGCAGGGCGTCAAGGCCAGCTACACCCGCGGCTACAGCCTGGTCCCGCAGTCCCTGCGGAGCGTGAACCTGACCGCGGCCGCGCGCGTCTACGCCAACCCCACCGGCGTGACCGGCGAGAACATCGGCGGCTACAGCGTGCGCTACTCACCGCGCGGTGATGGAGGGATCGGCGGCATCGCGTTCGACAGCCTCGAAACCGACATCCTGATGCGCCAGGCCGAGAAGTACCTCGGATGATCGAGCAGCTGTTCACCCGCAAGGTGACCGTCCTATCAGGCACCGAGGTGCCCTCCGGCTACGGCAACGCCACCAAGCTCGACTGGACGAACCCGACGCCGCGACAGACGGTCGGCTGGCTCGGCCCGTATTCCGGCGAGGCGGAGAACGCCCTGGACCGCGACCAGCAGATGGCCGACGCCACTCTGTACCTGCCGGCCGGAGACCCGATCACCGCCCTGAACAGGGTGCAGATCGACGGCGTCACCTACCAGGTCACCGGCACACCGAGCCCGCCGTTCAGCCCGCGCGGCGCGCACCACGTCGAAGTGGACCTCAAGGTCGTAGAAGGCTGATGCGCCATGGCCGAATACGTGCCCAACCCCGGCTGGCTGCGCGACTTCCTGCGCTCCGACCAGCTCGCCGAAATCATCGACGGCAAAGGCGAAGACGTCGAGATCGCCGCCAAAGCCATCGCCCTCGAACACGTCGTCACCGGCCGCTTCGACGAGTCGATCCACCGCGAAAGCGGCCACTACAGCACCGGACGCCCCTACTCGCGCGTATCCAGCGACGACGAGGCGTCCCTCTCGATCGAGTTCGGCACCGCGCACTCGCAACCCGTCCGCGCCCTGGGGCGCGCCATCCGCAGCATCTAAGAGGGAGACGGCCCCATGGCCTACATCAAGATCACCAGGGACGGCAACGGCGACCTGCACTGGGTCGACCCGGTCAACAGCACCGACCTGATCGCGTTCCGCCAGTCCACCGGCGACGTCCTCATGCCGCAGGGCGAAGCCAAAGGCCGTACGCCCGTCACCTTGAACTACACGGTCCTGCCGACCGACCGCAAGGTCTGCTACACCGCCCTGGCCGCCGCGCGCGCCGTCACCCTGCCGGTCGCGTCGTCCATGACCGGCAAAGTCATCACGGTCAAGGACGAGGCCGGCGCCGCGGCGACCAACAACATCACCGTGTCCGTCGCCTCGTCCGGCACCATCGACGGCGCATCCACAAGCGTGATCAACACCAACTACGGCTTCAAGACGTACTACTCCAACGGCACCCAGTGGTTCACGACCTGAGATGCGCGTCCGCCTGAACTGCTACCGCGGCGAGCACCGGCCCGGGGACGTCGTCGACCTCGACTACGGCGACGCGGCGCCGCTGCTCGCCCTCGGCGGCGCGTTCCCCGTGCTATCCGAACCAGTCGAGCAGATGGTCCACGACGGCCTGATCGAGCGCGCACAGGCCGAGGACGTCTTCGGCCTGGCCGAGCCGCTGGGGGAGTGAGCCGTGAGCCTGCCACCGATCCCCGCAGGCCTCGCCCCGCTACCCGACGCCGAAGCCGCCATAGCCGGCCTGCTCGCCGCCCGCACGGAGCTGGCCGGCGTCACGGTCGGAGACCGCATCCCGACCACCTACGACGGCTCGCAGAAAGTCGTCACGGTCGACCGGATCGGCGGGGCCGCCGACCCGTCGACGATGGGCTGGCACGAGACCGTGCACCTGGACGTCAAGTCCTACGGCGCGACCAAGGCGGACGCCGCGGCCCTGTCGGCCACGGTGCGCTACCTGCTCGCGATCCTGCCCTACCTCGAATCGCAGAGCGTCGTGTTCGAGCGCTGCGAAGAGAACGTCGGCCCGCAGTGGTTCGCCGACGCGAGCGGCGATTACCCGGAATCCGGCTACTACCTCCTCCAGGTGGCCGTCACCCTGCACCCCGCACCCTAAAGAAGGAGGGCCGCCGCCGTGACGGCTGCACCTACAACCCCGAACGTGTCGCAGAGCCGCGCGGCCCTCACCGGCAACATCAAGGTCGCGCCGCTCGGATCCACCGTCCCCACCGACGTGACCAGCGCCTGGGCCGCCGCGTGGCTCGACCTCGGGCTGATCGACGACAAGGGCGTCACCCGAAGCCACAAGCGCTCGATGAACAAGGTCCTGGCGTGGCAAACCCCGCTGCCGATCCGCCAGCTGCTCAAAGAGCGCGACCTGATCTACAAGTTCGCGTCCCTACAGCTGAACTACCAGACCTCCGCGCTGTGGCTGGACGCCGGCGCCACCACCCTCTCGGGCGGCGTCTACACGCTGGTCTCCCCGGCCGGAGCCGCCCTGACCGAGTGGATGCTCGGGATCGAGTGGAAGGACGGCACCTACACCTACCGGGAGATCGCACAGCGCGGGGTGTTCACCGACTCCGCGGACGTCGTCTACGAGAAGGGCCAGCCGATCCTGCCGGGCCTGACCTACGAGACGCTGCCGATCGACCTGACCACGGCGCCGGTCACCACCCTGACCAACGACCCGGCGTTCGCCTCTAGCTGACGCCCGCGCACGTCCCGCTGCGCGCCCGGAGGAACGCGCAGCGGGACCTTCCTCCACCCCTCCGCGAAAGGCGCACACCCATGTCCTACGACGGTCTCGCCGCACGCCGCCAACGCCAGGAGGCAGCCGGCGCGAAACCCTGGCCCTTCCACTTCGGCGAGGACCACTTCGAGTTCCCCGCCGAGGTCCCGGCCGAGCTGCTGCCGCTGCTCGGGCAGCTCGCCGAGTTCATCGACGGCGCCGCCCAGGACGGCAAGCAGGACGGCGCGGTTCCCAAGGAACTCGTGCTCGCGCTGCCCTCCATGCTCGAGCACCTGCTCGGCAAGCAAGACGCGCAGCGGCTGGCCGCACACCGCCTGTCGATCCAGGACGTCGGCGACCTGTTGATGACCTACTTCGAAGAGAGCTTCGGGGGAGGCGTGGGGGAATCTGCAGGCTCGCCTGGATCCTCACCCGGCGAGCCGAAGACGCCGAAGCCGACCTCCGCGCGTGCTACCAAGTCGACCTCACGGACTACTACCGCACGCCGCAAACGCTGACCTTCCGGCGTCTACGAGTACTGATCTCCCGCATGCCGCCCGGGTACCGCACCGCGGCGGCGTGGGGAGCCCCCGAGAGCGCCTGGTCCGACACCGACCAGCTGCTCGCCGGCATCTTCGACGCGATCCAGCACCTGGACTACGTCTTCCGCTACGCCTGGCGCGACCCGAAGTCCCCGGAACCCGACAAGCCCGAGCCGCTGCCGCGCCCCGGGCTGATCGAGAGCGCGCAGCAGCGGCGCGAGAAGTTCCTCAAAGGTTTCGCAGCCCTGCGCGATACATGACGACGTGACCATGGAGGTGCGCCTCCATGGTCGCTCGCAGCGCGGGTACCGCGTTCGTCGACGTCACGCTCGGCAAGACCGACCCGCTGATGGCGCAGATGGACGACGCCGGCCGCAAGGCCGGCGACCGCGCCGGAAACGCCGCCTCCGGCTCCATGACCTCCCGCCTCGGGCAGGTCCTGCAGTCCGCCGCGCTACAGGGCCTGTTCGGGCTGGGCGCCGACACCTCCGGGGACAACGCCGGACAGCGCTTCTCCTCTGCGTTCCAGTCCGCCATCAAGTCCTCGCTGGTCGGGTCGGCGTCTGCGGACTCCGGGCTGCTCGGCAAGGTGTTCAACAGCGGCGCGACCGGGTTCATGGCCATGGGCTCGGCCGCGTCCGTCGCCTCCGGCGCGATCCTCTCCACCCTGCCGCTCGCCTTCGGCGCGGTCGCGATCAAGGCCGAGGACACCAACACCCGCGTCGTCGCCGCCTTCACCAAGCTCAAGACCCAGGCCGTGGGCACCCTGCAGTCCGCCGCCGCCCCCATGGTCGGCGTGCTGACCGGCGTCGCCTCCGTCGCCTCCACGACGCTCACCCAGATCGCCTCCCCGCTCAAGGCCGTCTTCACCGGCGTCGCGCCGCTGATCACGCAGCTGGTGCAGGCCCTGGGCCCGGCGATCGCCATGCTGGTCCACGGGCTCGGCACCGTGATTCCGCAGCTCGGCCCCGTCATCGCTGGGCTCTCCTCCGCGCTGCCCAACCTGATCGGCGGCCTGAATCAGTTCCTTGAGGGCCTGGCTGCCGGGGCGGCCGGAGCGGGCCAGGGCCTTTACGCGATCTTGACCGTGGTCGGGCACCTGCTCGGCGCCCTGGGCCAGGTCATCGGCGTGCTCGCGCAGCTCGGCGGCCCGGTTCTCACGGCCCTGATGCCGGGTGTCAATGCCCTGCTGAGCGCGTTCTCCTCGGTGCTGGGTCCCGCGATCCAGTCCATGATCGGTCCGCTGACCTCGGTGGCGAGCTCGATCGGCTCGATCCTGCAGACGGTCGCGATCCCGCTGGCGCAGGTCCTCGAAACGATGTTCAGCCCGCAAGCCGGCGTCGCCGCCGTGATCGCGCAGATCGCCGCGTCCCTCGCGCAGGTGCTCGGCCCCGCCCTGGCGATGATCGGGCAGTTCGCGTCGAACACCCTGCCGATCTTCGCTCACCTGGTGACCGCGGTCGCGCCGCTGGTCGAGCAGCTGCTGCCGAAGCTCGCCCCGCTGATCATGGGTCTGCTACAGGCCGTGATGCCGCTGATCAGCACGCTGGGCGGCACCTTCGCCACGCTGCTGACCGGGTACGTCGCCAAGATCGCGCCGTTCGTGATGCAACTGGTCGGGTTCGTCTCCACCGGCATCCACGCCCTCGGCCCGATCCTGTTCAACATCGGCCAGGTGTTCTCCGCGCTGTGGACCGCTCTGGTGCACACCATGGAAGCCCTGATCCCCGCCGTGCTCGCGGTGCTCGGCGCCTTCACCCCGCTGCTGCCCGTGATCGGCCGCCTGGTGGCCCTCATCGCCGGTGAGCTCGGCAGTGCGCTGCTCGACCTCTCCCCGGTGCTGGTCGACCTGGCCCAGGCCGTCGCGCAGGTACTGGTCGGCCTGGTGCCGCTGATCCGCGCCGGAACCGACCTGGTCGGCTCCGTGCTGTCAGCGCTGATGCCGATCCTGCCCGCGATCGTCACCGCCCTGGTCGCCGTCGCGTCCGCGGTCGGCAAGTTCGCGCTCGCCCTCGCCCCTGTGATCACGCAGCTGGTCGCCCAGTTCGTCCCGATCGTCAAGACCCTGATCCCGATCGTGACGCAGGTCGCCTCGATCTTGGCCGGTGGCCTGAGCAGCATCCTGCCTCAGCTCGCCGCGGACTTCGGATCCATCTTCGCGGCGCTCGCTCCGCTGCTGCCGACCCTCGGGCAGCTGATGGGCGTGGTCATGCAGCTGGCCGCGCAGGTGCTCGGCACGCTGCTGCCGCCGCTCGCGCAGCTGATCGGCGCCGCGGTGCAGCTGCTGGCCGCCCTGATGCCGCTGCTGCCGCCGATCATCCAGCTGGCCTCGCTGCTGATCGGCAGCCTGCTGCCGCCGCTGGTCTCGATCCTCGATTTCGTGGTCAAGGTCGCGGGCGCCATCGTCGGCGTGCTGGCCAAGGGCATCGCGCTGCTGATCGGCTGGATCGCCGACCTGATCAAACCGATCACCACGCTGGTCGGGTGGCTCGGCGACCTGTTCGACTGGGTCGACAAGGCCGCGAACAAGATCGGCGACGCGTTCGGGAAGATCCCCGGCCTGGTCGGCGCCGCGTTCTCCGGCCTGGTCTCGATCGTGAAGGCCCCGATCAACGGCATCATCTGGCTGGTCAACGGCGTGATCGACGCCCTGGACAACATCCACGTCAACATCCCGTCCTGGGTGCCCGGGCTAGGCGGCAAGGGCTTCGGGATCTCCATCCCGCACATCCCCTCGCTCGCCGCCGGCGGCGTCGTGCCCCCCACCCAGGGCGGCACGATCGTGCGCGTCGCCGAGGCCGGAGTCCCCGAGATCGTCTCCCCGCAGTCCCTGCTCGAGCAGTCCTTCCGCGACGTGCTCGGCGAAGGCCTGTTCTCCGGTCTCGCGGCCGCGGCGGCCAGACCGACGCTGAACGTGGAGAACTACAACGAGGCGCGCAACTCGCCGCAGGAGGTCGCCCAGGACCTCGCCTTCCTGATCAAGTCGCGGGGGTAGGTCGTGGCCGGAGCACTGATCACCAGCGATTTCCAGATCCAGCTGGGCCCCGACTCCTCCGGGCTGCTGCTCGGCGCCGGCACCCCGTACGACGTGATCGAGCTGGACGGCTGGGACGACATGCCGGGCCTGTCGACCACCGACGTCGACCGGCCCGCGCAGCCGGGAGCGTGGGCCGGGCCCATGTACCCGCAACCACGGGTGCTGAACCTGACGCTCGTCGTGTCCGGAACCGTGAACGGGATCGGGACGCCCAGCTCGGCGCAGTACGCGGCGAACGTCGCCGCGCTGCGCAAGGCCACCAATCCCGGCGCGGACACCACTGCGGAGAGCCCGTTCGTGGTGCAGCTGGCCGGAACGCAGCTGCAGGCCAACGTGCGCTGCCAGCAGCGCGTGATGCCCATCACCCAGGGCTACGCCTCACCGGGCCTGGACCGCGCCACGCTGCAGCTGGTGGCCACCGACCCGCGCCGCTACGCCCCCACCGTCCAGTCCGCGTCCTGCGGCCTGGCGTCCACCAGCGGCGGCCTGACCTACCCGATCACCTATCCCCTGAACTGGGGCACGACCACCAGCGGGTCGCTGACCATCAACAACGGCGGCGACGTCGCCACCCCGCCCACCCTGACCATCACCGGCCCGGGCACCACGCCCGCGATCATCCGGCAGGACACCGGGCAGGTCCTGCAGTTCGACCTCACCCTCGGGTCCACCGACGTCCTGGTGGTCAACACACTCGACGGGTCCATGACGCTCAACGGCTCGAGCATCTACGTGCTCGACCCGGCCTCCGCGTCGATCGCCAGCTTCGTGATGCAGCCCGGCATGACCACCCTCGGGCTGCGCGTCGCCTCCGGCACCGGCACCACCCTCACCGCCACCTGGCAGAACGCCTACCTGTAGAGACAAGGAGGGCCCCGCCATGGCAGTGCGCGCGCACTGGCTGCCCACCGGCACCGAGACCGCCGAAGACGCCCGCAACGGCCAGGTCGCCGGCCTCGTGCAGGTAGGCCTCAACACCGCCCGCGCCGGCGTGCTGCCCACCGCCGCGTCACAGCAGCCCTTCGCCCTGACCTCCACCGGCTCGCTGTCCTGCAGCGTCGGGCCCGGGCAGGCGATCATCTCCCCGGGCGCCACCACCAGCCAGGGCTCCTACCCGGTCACCGTCGACGCCTCCGGCGGCGGCCTGCCCACGCTCACCTTCGCCGCCGGCGGATCCCTCGCCCGCACCGACGTGATCTACATCCAGGTCCAGGACAACGCCGAGGACTCCTCCGGGATCACCGCGGCGAAGGTCGCCGTCGTGCAGGGCACCAACGGCGGCGGCGTCCCCTCGCCCCCGGCCGGCACCATCTCCATCTGGCAGGTCCCCGTCCCCGCCAACGCGACCAGCATCAACTTCGCCACCGCGGTCTGGGTCGGCGGCTACACGGTCGCGATCGGCGGCGTCGTGCCGTCCTTCTCCAGCGGCTACCCGTCCGCGACGCCGCTCGGGCAGACCAGGGTGCGCCTGGACCGCTCCATGACCGCCGCCCCCGGCCCGCTGGAGGCCTACGACGGCAGCGCGTGGCAGACCGCGATCCCCTCCAGCTATCCGCGCGGCCGCGTCGCCGCGAGCAAAATCACCACCGCCGGCGCGAACTCCAGCAACTCCACACCGATCGTGTACAACACGATCACCACGACGCTCACCTCCGGGCGCCGCTACCGACTGTGGGCCGCCGGGTTCGTCAACGACAACACCGTCGGCCTGAAAGCCACGATGGGCCTGTACTACATCGCCGGCTCCTCGATGCCCGCCGGAGCCTCCGGCGCGACGCTGCTGATCGCCAACAACTTCGGCGCCGACGCCAACAGCCCCTACCAGCTGTCCGAGGAGTTCGTCGCGCCCTCGACCGGCACCTTCACCGTGGCGATCACCTACGCCCTGGGTTCCGGAAGCGGCGTCGTCGCGATCAGCAGCGGCCTGAACCAGCAGCTGTGGCTCGAAGACGTCGGGATCTAGCGTGAGCGCACCCGTCTACCGGTACCTGGTCGCCAACCTGCTCACGGACAAGACCTTCGACGAGCTGCCGCTACCGGCCGCCACCTTCGACGTGCGCATCTCCAACCCCGGCACCTTCCAGCTCGGCTCCCCGCTCGGCGTCGCCTCCGCCCCGCTCGGCCGAAGGCTGCGGCAGGTCGCCGCCGGCGCCACCGCCCTGTACGTGTACCGCAACAACGTGCCCTGGTGGGGCGGCGTGGTGTGGGTGGCCAACCCGGCCGGCGACGCCAAGGGCAACGCCACCTGGACCCTGTCCGGCTCGACGTTCGACAGCTACCTCAACCGCGTGAACTGGCAGCACGACCTGACCACCACCAGCGGCGACCCGCTCAATCAGGTGCGCGCGATCCTCGCGGACATGCAGGCCGACGCGCACGCCAACATCTCCCTGGTCGCCGACACCACCACTACCGGCCTGACCTCCCCGGCCGTCACCTACCTCGCCTCCTCCAACAGCTCCTACGGCAAGGCGATCACCGACCTGGCCGTACAGTCCCCGGGCTTCGACTACGCCTGCAGCGTCACCGTCGACCCGTCGACCGGGCTGCGCACCCGCCACCTGCGCCTGGGCTACCCGCAGCTGGGCTCCGGAACCACCCACGTGCTCACCCGCCCGGGCAACGTGCTCACGTACTCGCTGCCGTCCGACGCCACCCGCGGCGGAACCGAGTACCGCGCTTTCGGCGCCACCGCCAACACCAACGTCGCCGGCGGCAGCCAACCGCTGACCAGCACCGTGCACACCGCGTCCGCGGCCCTCACCGCGGGATGGCCCAGGCTCGACGCCGGCAACTCCTACTCGTCCGTCACCGACAGTCCCACCCTCGAGGCGCACGCCGCAGCCGACCTGGCCGCCGGAACCACCCCGGTGCTCGTCCCGCAGGTCGAAGTGCGCCTGGACCACACCGACCTGACCCCCGACAGCCTTGGCGACACCGTGGTGCTGAACCTGACCGACGCGAACTTCCCCGACGGCTACACCCAGACCGCGCGGCTGATCGGGCTGCAGGTGCACACCCCGGACCGCGGCAACCCCGAATACGCCACCCTCACCCTCAACTAAGCCCGGAGGGCGCATGGGCCAGGTCAACCTCCCCGACACCGCCGACGAGCGGATCCGCAAGCTCGAAGCCCGCGTCAAAGCGCTGGAGACCGCGGCGCAGACCCGCGTGCCGCTGGACACCATCACCGACGGCACGCTGCAGGTCGTCGACGACCAGGGCAACCTGTTCACGTTCATCGGCGCGATCTTCCCCACCTACGGCGACGGCTCCAACCAGTACGGATTCCTGCTCTACCGGCAGAACCCCGACAAGAGCGCCGGCACCCTCGTCGTCTCCCTGTC